GGCGAGACCTCCCGCCCCGCTTCTCCATTGCCGCCGTGCTCCGCTACGCCGCCAAGGAACTTGCCAAGCAAGACGGGTTGGAGGCTCTTTCCCGCAAGGTTGCCGGGCTCAACCCGGACGCGGGCGAGATTGGGGCGGGGATGCTCGCGCAACTCGTTTCCGAGGCCCGCCGCCTCACGCCCCTCCTTCCTCCGTCATAGGCCCGCCGCCTGGAATGCCTCCGGCTCAAGCGCCCTCATTTCCGCAAGGGTGAGGGGCTTGAAATTCTTGTCCAATTGCAGCGTTGCGAACTCGTCCGCGCTCAATCCCCCATCCCGGAAAAGTTTCCCCCGGATGGGGCCAAGGGCCTCGTTTTGGACGCTCGCCGATTGAGCCCCCAACCAATCGTAATACGTCTCCGAGCCGGAGACCGGTCCGAACTCCGCCGAGCGGGTCCGCCCCTGTTTCAGGAAATCAAATTTGGAGTTGAGGACGGCAATCGTTGTGCTCCGGCAACGGATATGGATTGGCGGGGTGGGGCCTTTGCCCAACTCCCATTCCTGCCCGTCAAGGCTTTTGCAAATCGTGGTGGTGTTGCGGTCCAAGGTGGAGACCCACTGATATTTCTCCACAACGTCCGCGTTGGCCTCCCACAAGGCTTGCCGCCCCGTGCTCGCCACGTGTTGCGTTGCCGTGCGGACCATGGCGTCCGCGTTCCGCCTGGACGTGGCCAAAATCCCGTCTTTGTAGTTCCGCGCGCGGGTGCCAATGATGGAACGGATTATCTCGGCATTGGTCCGGCCTTGCGCGGCACCCAAGCGGATTTGCGAGAGCACGCGTTTTGCCTCGCGCGATCCGAAAGACTCCACGAACTCGGAGAGCGTTTCCCCGGAATGGGACATGGGGTTTTCAAGCGCACGTTTCCACGCCGCCGAGGGTTTGGGGATCGTGAGGCCCTTGAGCCCGCGAACGCTCTTGAGGAGGTCAATGGATTCCGCCGCCGCGTAGAGACCCGCCACCGGTTCAAGCTCTGCCATGTAAAGTTTTGTCCGCTCCGTGAGGGGCGCGGCAATGACCGTTTCCGCCTCCTTGAGGAACTTGGCCACGTAGCGTTTACCCTGCCCGGAGAGTTCGCCTTGCACCCCACCGAACGCGCGCAAAATGGCTTTTTCAATCTCCGCAAAAGCCTTGGTGAAGTCGCGAACCTGCCCGGCCTTGAGGCGTTCAAGGAGAACTTGGCGGCGGACAGCGAGGTCAACGAGCGGGGAGGACATAACGCAGCAAAAAACTTTTTCCGATTTTCGGCGAGAAAGTTATTGACCGCGAAACGAAAAACGTTTTTCGTCTTTCTCATGAAATCCAACGCCCAAACCCGCCACGAACTGGAACTCTCCAATGCCTTCCCCAAAATGACCCGCCAAGAGATTGAGAAAATGATGAACACCACGGACAACACCTTTGTCCGCCTCACCTGCTGGGAATACCTCCAAACCCTTTGAAAACACTTCCCCAAACCAACTACGGGATTCCCCAAGAAGTGGCGGAATCCCTCTTCCGGGACTTTGCCGACATTTGCAGGGACGCAGGCGAAACCGGGGAGCTTTACCAAGATACCATGATGCACGGAGCCGGGGCGGGGTGGTGCCTGGATGGCGCGCGAAAGGGTTTCTATGAACTGCCCCCGGTGTGTCGGCAAAAGATTTTGAGCCGACACAACAACGGAATTTATGCGGACTCTCTAAACCGCATTGCCACCTTTGAGGCGGTGAGAGATACGGTTTACCTTTCCGTCTAAGCCCCGGGCGGGAGGTTTTGGGGGTTGTCCTCAAAGCCCCCGCGTGCCGCCGCCTCGGCGTCAATCTGCTTCCGGGCGGCGTCGTCTTTCTCGTAGGCAACGCCCGCCTTGCGGAGCCCTTCGCGGGCCTCCGCCCACGTGATAAGCTCGCCTTGCCACTCGGCAAGGAGTTGCGCCCGCTCTTGGGCGTCCATCCGCGCGGAGGAGAAATCCGAGTTGAGTTCAAAGGTGATTGCATCCTCTTGGACCTCGGCAAGGAACTTGGACGCGTTCCAAACGGCCTTGGCAAAGGCTTGGGACACGTTGGCGGCGGCGGACGACAAAACGGAGGCCTCGGAGGTCTCGGCAATCGCCGCCTCCGTGGCGGTGGATTGCACTTTCTTGGGCTCAATCAATTTGGCCCCCAAAGCCTTCATTTGCTCCTCTTTGAGGACCATGAGTTCCTTGGGGAGGTTGTTCGGCTCCGCCTGGATAAGCTCGGCGGACGATCCGGCGGGACCGGTCAAGGCCGCGCGCGATCCGAGATAGACGCCCGTTTTGTAATTCTTATCCACCCAATCTTGCGTCATGCCGCCAAGGAAGAGGGTGGGTTGACCGCACAAGAAAGACGATTCCTCCAAGTCCGCCGAGTTGCGGAAATGGGCAATGTTGAGATTGGCGATGGAATACAACGGGGCCTCGTCAACGGAGGACTCGTTGTTTTTCACACCCACGAATTGCCACGGGATGCGGGGCAGGGGGCGGGCGTTGTATCCAAGAATTGGAGACGGACCTTGGACGACCTCAAACGGGTCTTCCCCGGCCTTCATTTGCTTCTCATCCTTCTTGCGCCAAACCGTGACGACAACTTGCGCAGTTTGTTCGGTCTCAAAGTCAAGAAGGTTGAACACCCGCCAACGGGGTTCCGTTTTGAACTCAAACCCGTCGTCCTTTATGACGGTGGATTCCTCCAAAACAAGGAGCGTGAGGAGGGTTTCCCCGCCCACGTTGGACTCGCGCCAATTGATAATTTGCTCCGCCGCGTAGGGAATGACCCGGGGACGGATTCGCCCGCTTTGGAGGTCCGCCACCGTGACGACCTGCCCGGGGGCGAGGGTGGGGAAGTCCGCGAGCAAGCCCGCCCGGCCCGTAGTGAAAATCTCCGTGAGCACGCCCTTTGCCAGTTGCTCAAGGGACGATCCCGCGCCGTCCGCGTCGTTCTCCAAGAACTTGACGACCTCGGGAAGCTCAACGGATGGGGCCTTGCTGAAAACCTGCCCAACGAGCCCGTTGAGCGTGCGCCCGGTCACGTTGTAGAACACCGCACGTTTTTGGTATTTCTCATAACGCTTTTTGGCCTCGGCGGTGTTCTCCGTCGCCTCCGGGGCGGGCAAATACTTTTCGCCCGCGAGCTTCACCACTTCCTCGCCGCCCACGCAATCGCGCACAAGGGACCACTTGCCTTGCATCTTGCGGACTTCCGGGCGGGTAAAAGCTACGTTGGGCATTTCCCCGTGAGGGAAAAGATTTTTGAAAAATTGTCGAGAACACGCTTGACGCTTAAACGAAAACCGTTTTTCGTCTTTGGCATGTCCTCCACCGCCTCCGCCAACGTCGCCCAAGTTATCGCCTCCCAAATCGGCAACCGCGCCCTCTTCATGATCGGAGCCAAGAACCTTTGCGCCTCGGAAAAGTCCCTGTCTTTCAAAGTTGGCCGCAATGACAAGCGGGTGACTCACGTTCGCGTCACCCTCACCCCGGCGGACGTTTACGAGGTCCAATTCCTCCGGTGCATCGGGTTCAAACCCACCGTCACCATTGCCGAGCGTGAGAACGTTTACGCCGATTCCCTCAACGCGGTCATTGAGACCGAAACCGGCCTCCGCACTTCCCTTTGATCCGATGCAAACCCATAAATTTATCATCACACTCCGGACCTTCCAAGGAAAGCGGAACGCCGCCCAAGTGCTCCGCGCCCTCGTCCTTGCCGGGTTTTCCCGGGTCTCCGTGCGATCCGCCAAAGCCTGGAACGGGGAGCACAAGCCCGCCAAGGTCTCAATCCGCCGCCTTAAGGATCGGACTTGGACCATTTACGCGGCGGGCTCGCCCTTGGCCCGCAATTTCCCCAACCTCAAGCAAGCCCGCGAATGGCTCCGCAACCGTCACCCCGCCTTGGTCAACTCCGTAACCGTCCGCCGATAATGTCCTATGAACTCCGCCTCATGCTCGCAATCCTCCAAGCCCGCCACGCGGGATTTGCCCACTTTGCCGCCGCGTTGGAATCCGAACTCCGCAAGGAGCGTGCGGCGGCAAAGGCTCTTTCCGCCCCACCGGCTCGCTAGTATCCCGCCGCCCCCGTGGCGGGGCCTGGTTGCCGTCCTCCTCATCCTCGCCGTTGCGTTCCTTTGCTTGGGGTGTGCCACGGTGGGGACCGG